CTCGGTGGTCAAACGGTTAAAGACGCTGGTCTCTAAAACCAGAGATTTGAGTTCGACTCTCAAGCGGGCTACCATATTTGCGGATGTGGCAGAGTGGCTTAATGCGATACCCTGCTAAGGTATTGATCCTATATTTGGGTCCGGTGGTTCAAATCCACTCGTCCGCGCTAAGGCTTATACAGCAATTATTTTTTAATGGGCTTAACAGTATAAGATAAACATAAGAGTAAGGAGAACTCTTAACGAGGTCGTAAAATTGTAGAGTTTTTTTTTATTTTTAAAATTTTCTATTTCTTACTTAATAGGAAGTGACTCCCGAAAAACAAGAAAAATGAAAATTTTTAAGCCTTGATTTGGCGCGGACCCGGCTGGATGAGGAAGCGGTCCTGAAAACCGTTGGGCGTAACTGCTTTGGGGGTTCGAGTCCCTCCCGCGTCGTTTTCTATTAACCTATTTTCAAAGGAGGCAATTATGTGTAGAACATTGGCAGAGAAAAGACATAATGATTGGAAAAAGGCAATTAGAAAACATAAAATTTGTATAGCAAGAGATGGAAGTGAATGGTATCCTCATCTTCATCAGTATAGCAAGAATAAAATCCATTGCTCTTGTCCTATGTGCAGTCGGAAAACTTCTAAACGGAGACCCGCCTTTGGACAGGAAAAGGGAAGATATGGCGGTCATTGGTGGAGACACACTGATATTAAGAAGTTTCTTGCTATGACAGAGCGTGAAAAGGAGTATAAAGATGAATACCTCGATTATGCAAGTTGATAATTAGAGCCTTTCTTTTGAATTGACTCAAGATGCTGAATATCAAGAGGCAAAAAAGAATGGATTTGAAGGCTCTTTTGAAGAATATATTCAATATAGAGATTACACATAAAGGAGTAAAATGAAATTATTTCATATTAATGATGTTTAGAAATTTTTAACAACAGTAGATAAATGTAGTGGAAAAGTAGAATTAGTTACGACAGAGGGCGATCGTTTAAATTTAAAGAGTAAATTAACACAATATGTTGCTTTTGCAAAACTCTTTAAAGATAAAGATATTCCTGAAATGGAAATTGTTTGTTATAATGCAGAAGATGTAAAAAGATTTATAGATTTTGCTATGCTAAATTAAAATTGAATAAAAGACACACACAGCAATTATACTAATAAGTATGTGTTATCGGTTCAAGTCCGATTTTAACAGCGTTATGTTAAATAGATTAATGGGTAGATCAATACTTTTATATAGTGTCTTGTTTTATTGGGGTGTAGTCTAGTTCGGTTAAGGCACGTGATTTGGGATCACGGTATCGCAGGTTCAAATCCTGTCACTCCAACTGTGGCTATAGGACAATTGGTAGTCCGGCGGTTTGTGGTACCGCACGTTACGGGTTCAAATCCCGTTAGCCACCTTTAACAAATAAACATAAAATTTTTATTTAGAAAGGAAACAACATGAGATATTATAGTGATATGCTAAATAAGGTTTTTGATTCGGTTGCAGAGTTAAATAAGGCTGAAACGGCCGAGGAACTAAAGCGTCAGGAGTCAACCAAGAAGGCGGCGGAACAGAAGAAAGACAGGGAGGCTGTAGATGCGGCCATTGACCATGCTACAAAGGTTCTTACAGACTATATTAAAAAGTATGGTTCTTATGATATTCTTGCAGACCTTTTTCCTAGTTTTTCTGCGGGAGATGCTGTAAAGTTTTCTTATAATCCAAAGAAGAAGCCTGCAAATTTCAATGATACAATTGAAAGATTTCTGGGAGATTGGAAGTAATAATTATGGCAAAATGGGATTATTTTACGACAAATGCTCTTGAAGCGTTTAATCCAATCAATTCTATTGAGGATTATCATCAGCGGCAAGAGGCAAAACGAAGAAAACGCTTTCAGATGTTTAAAACTACCCTTGCTCTACAAAAACAGGTTTTAATTAAGCCAAAATATATTGAAACTGTTAATACTTCTACCTAAAATTTTGATATATGGGGTATGATTTAATTATACCCCATATATTTGTGCGGATAACGAAATGGTTAACGTATCGGTCTGCAACACCGTCATCCCTAACGGGTAAGGGTTCGAGTCCCTTTCCGCACTTTATTTGAAAAAAATAAAAATTTTTACTATAATATATATAGAAAATGAAAAACAAAGAGGCATACAGCAATAAAAATTATTTAACAATATTAATCTAATGGATAGGATGCAAAACTTCAAATTTTGAAAAGTGGGTTCAAATCCCACATATTGTAAAAGGTCTCTTGTATATGGGCCTATAGCGTAACGGCTAGCGCACGTGACTTTGACTCACGATGTGATGGTTCGATTCCATCTGGGCCTGCTTATTTTTGACTCCTATATTTGTGGGTTCGATCCCCGTCGGTACATGAAACAACTAATTAATACGCTGAGGTAGATATGGAAGAATGTTGTGGTAACTGTGTTTATTATAATTATGAACGTGATGTATGTACATATTATCCAGATGACGAATTATCGGTTCACGATTATGACGAGTGCCAGATTAAAAACTCCACGGGGTGTTTTGAGGCTCTAACTTAAAGCACAATTTAATATACATTTACAACCGTCTCAACGTTGGAGCACTCGAAAAAGGCGCGCCGGCCCTGTTAAAAATGTCAGTATAGCTTAATTGGTAAAGCGGCTCCCTGCAAGGAGTGTAAGGCCTAAGACGATATAGGTTCAAATCCTATTGCTGGCTTAAACTGAATTAAACGTTCAGTTGACAATAACATAGATTTATTAAAAAGAGAAAGGAAGATTAATTATGCTTTATGCGGTCATTGCTTACGAACAGATGTATGGTGGACTCCATGGAATGGTTTCTTATTTTGTTGCGGAAGGCACAAGAGAAGAAGTTGAAGAAATGGCAATCGAGGAATCTTATTCCATTATGGAAGAATATTCTGATATTATGGACGATTTAGAGGAGGCCGCAAAAGAAGAGGTTGGATTCGAGTCGGACCAGTATGAAGATTACGAAGAAGGAGAAGGCTCCGTAGAGTATGATGATGAATACTCACGTGCTCTTGATGAACAGATGGCAGAAAATGTTCAGTATGAAATTTATCCAATTGTAAAAGAAACAAATTTCTCTATTGAGCATTTAGATGAACTATTTAACGATAATCCTGAAGGTTTTATTCGTGAATATTGTAATCTTCCTGATTATAAAGAATGGCGTTAAAAATTAAATGGGGGTGTGGCTCAATGGTACAGCGGCGGTCTCCAAAACCGTGATGTAAAGGTTCAAGTCCTTTCACTCCTGGCTTATGTCTCGTTAGTCTAATGGATAGAATATCTGGCTACGAACCAGAAGATATAAGTTCGATTCTTATACGAGATATATGCTCCTATAGTTTAATGGATAGAATACGGGACTTCTAATCCCATGATGCGGGTTCGATTCCCTCTGGGAGTATTAAAATAATATAATGTAAAAGAACTGACGGGAGGTTCGATTCCTCACAAGCCGTGTTAATACGGAATGGAACAACGTGAACCATTCTGAACGCGGCAGGCGAGTGGCGCACGCTGTTAGAAGGTCGTAACTTATTTTATATTATATTATTTTTATTTGAAAAAATAAAAAATTTATTATATAATATATTTATAAAATAAAAGGAAGGAAATAGATATGAGAGACCCCCGAAAAGCATTAAAAGAACATTATTCTGAAATCTCTAAATTCTATGAAGAAGGAAAGATTCTTGGTGTTTTTCTTTATGGCTCTCAAAATTATAATATTGCAACAGAAACATCTGATGTTGATAGTGTTGCTATTATAGTTCCTGATATGGATGATTTAATTTTTAAGGCTCCCGTTTCTAAAGAATTCCATTTCGCAAACGGAGAGCATTGTATTGTAAAAGATATTCGAGAAATTGTAAAAATGTGGAAAAAGCAAAATATCAATTTTCTTGAAATTCTTTTTACGGATTATTTTTATATCCAGGAATTTTATGTTCCTTTCTGGAATAATTTTCTTGATATTAGAGATAAAATTGTTTATTACGATGTTGAAAAAACTTTTAATTCTATTTCTGGACAAGCTAAACATACTTATTTAAGGAATCCTGACGATAATAAAATAAAAGCAAATGCATTGAGAATGTATTATTTTTTACGTGCTTATCTGAGCGGGCTTCCTTATAAAGATTGTCTTACTATTGGTTGGAATCTTATTCTTGATGTAAAAGAAGGAAGACTTGACTTAAATTATGAAGGAGAAGAGTTTCTTTCTAAGTTTGATAAATTAAAAGAAAATATTCGAGTAAAAAGTAAACCTGAAGTAGCAAGAGAGTTAGATAATTACCTTTATGAAATTATCTGTACCCCTATTTTAAATGATTGGTAATTATTAACATGTTTAAAAAGATACATCAAGTATTTTTAATAAATAGAAAAATTTTAAAAGAAATTTATAAACAAAGGATACGGTTCATTATTTAATATGAACATTGAAGATATTAAGACATTAAGAGATAAAACAGGCGCAAGTCTTATGTTGTGTAAACGTGCGTTTTTATATGCGGAAACTCATAAAGGATATACTCCGCTTGGTTATTTAAAAGCACGTCTTATAGCAGTAGTAACTCCAAATAGCACATTTGAAGAAAGAGTAAAATTTTTTTCAAAAGATAAATAAAAAATAATATACTTTGACAAAAGTAAAGGAGATAAAAGGATTATGGCAACAAATACATTTATGAATCAGCTTTCAAACGATTTCAACTATGCTAGAACTGAGAATGGAGCACTGACTCATCGTACTACTAATTCTGCGGTATATGATATGTTTGCTCTGGGAGCAGCTTATCGGTCACGTTCAGATGAAGATTGCATCTTGCTTTTTAAGAACGCCTATGAAGAGGATTCTATTCTTGCTCTAAAGTGTCTGTTTTATATTCGTGACTGCCGCGGCGGTCAGGGTGAACGTAGATTCTTCCGTACATGCTTCCGCTGGTTGGCAGAGAACAAGCCCGCTCGTGCCCGCAGACTTATAGAATATCTTCCTGAATATGGTAGATATGATGACCTGTTTGAACTGTTTGGTACTCCTGTTGAAAGCCATGTAATGGAACTTATCCGTTGCCAGCTTATGACAGATATGGCGAGTGAAAAGAATGGTATTAGCTTGCTTGCAAAGTGGATGCCTTCTGAAAATGCTTCTAACCATGATACTATCTCAAGAGCACATAAGATTAGAAATTATCTGGGAGTAACTTCTAAGCAGTACCGCCAGATGCTTTCTAAGCTGCGTAAGAGAATTAATGTTCTTGAAAGATTGATGTCTGCAAATGAGTGGGATAAGATTGAGTTCGATAAGATTCCTTCTCGTGCGGGATTGATTTATCGTAATGCTTTTGCTAGACGAGACATCATTGCTAAGAAGTATGAATCTTTTGCAAAGGATAAGAATACTAAGGTTAACGCCAAGACTCTTTATCCTTATGAAATTGTGGCAAAGGCTGTTAAGTGTCCTGGCTGGACTTATCAGTTTGATTCTCTAAGCGATGTTGATAGAGCTATGATTAATAAGTATTGGGAGAATCTTCCTGATTATCTCAATGGTAAGAATTGTAGCATGATGTGCGTTGTAGATACTTCTGGTTCTATGACTGGTACAGAGGCGGCCGCACCTATTAATGTAGCTATTAGTCTAGGTCTGTATTGCGCAGAGCGTATTGGCGGACCTTTTAAGAATCACTACATTAGTTTTTCTTCTAGACCTCAGTTGATTAAGACAGAAGGTATTGATTTTGTAGATAAGGCTCGCCGTATCTATAAGACGAATCTTTGTGAAAATACTAATCTAGAAGCTGTGTTTGATTTACTTCTAAAGACAGCGACTAAGAGAGGTGTTAAGCAGAGTGATATTCCTAAGACCATTGTGGTTATTTCTGATATGGAAATCGACAGTGGTACTGGTTATTGGAATAACAATCATTGGTCAAAGAATTCTGCTTCAACAGAGATGGAGAAGATTCGTCAGAAGTGGGACGCTTATGGATTGAAGCTACCTAAGCTAGTTTATTGGAATGTAGAAAGTAGAAATAAAAACTCTTTTCTCGATTCAGGACCAAACGTCACTTTTGTAAGTGGTATGTCCCCCGTTATTTTTAAGTCTGTTTTAACAGGAAAGAGTGGCTGGGAACTTTGTCTTGATATTCTTCTTTCTCAAAGATATGAGAATATTAAGTAATATTTTTATATAAATGTAAGGACAATATTTTATATTGTCCTTATTTTTATTTTTAATATTATATAGAATAGTAATAATACGATTCTAGATTTTTTATTAAAAAAGGAGAAAAGATGGGTAAAAAAATTAATATTATAGGACAAAGATTTGGAAAATGGACTGTTTTAGATTAGAGTCCCTAGAGAGGCGCCGGAGGCACTATTAAATGGATATGCAAGTGTGATTGTGGAACTATAAAAAATGTAGATGGTACTTCTTTAAGAAAAGGGAAAAGTACAAATTGTGGGTGTGAAAATAAGAAAAGATTAGCAAAACTTAAATCTCAAAATTTAATAGGACAAAAATTTGATAAATTAACAGTTATTAAAAAATCTATAGAACGAGATAGTAACAATCGAATACTATGGGAATGTCAATGTGATTGTAGCAACATATGTTTAAAAACAACAACTTATTTACATCGTTCAAATTTTTTTCATTCTTGTGGCTGTTATGGAAAAGAACAAATTGTTTCTTTAAATAAAAAAGATTTAGTAGGAAAAAGATTTGGTAAATTAATAGTTTTAGAATAGACTGATAAGAGACAAAACGGTAATATTTTATGGAAATGCCAATGTGATTGTGGTAACATTGTTTATATTAGAACCAATTCTTTAACAACAGGAAATACTCGTAGTTGTGGATGTATAAATTATTCCATTGGAGAAAAAAATATAAAAGATATTTTAGAGAAAAATAATATAAAATATTGTACTCAATATACTGAACCTTCTTTATCTTTAAAAAAGTTTGACTTTGCTATATTAAATAATTAGAAAAAAATAGTCCGTTTAATTGAATTTGATGGAGAGCAACATTATACAGATATTCAAGGACTATGGAACTCAAAAGAAACATTAGAAGAGATACAAAAACGAGACCAAGAAAAAAATAATTGGGCAAAAGAACATAATATTCCTTTAGTACGGATTCCTTATTGGGAAAGGGATAACATAACTTTAGATATTCTTTTAGGAGATAAATATTTAATAATGTAATTAAGTAAAAAAAATAAGCCTCGATATGGGAACACACCCATATCGAGGCTTATTTTTTATATAGTCTGCGCGGCGCGCACATGGCCGCATTTTCAAAACTAAATTTGGTCTTAGTCTTTTTCATTTGAGTTTTCAATATAGTGTTCGCCCGTTGCGAAATCAGCATTAATTAAATGTTGTTCATATTTTAATCTAATAGCACTAATAGAAGATACAATGACGCCATTTTCAATATTATTCTAACGAACATATTTCTCATATGCATCACAGGCCCGTATCGCGTTCTAAAACGATTCTTTTGTATGCCGCTTACCATTGACCCCCTCATCTACAAAAGAAATAATATACTATCTTTGCTATTTTAAATTTTTGTCTTTACTATTTTCTATATGCTAATCTATTTTCTTTTCTAATTGCTCTACTTTTTTATTAATTCCAGAATTAAAACGTTCTCCTATCCAACCTAAGAAAAAATCCCAAGGATTAATTTTAATAGGCGCAATCTGAACAACAGTACTAATAAAAACAAATAGAAAAATTAGACAAGAACTTAGACTTTCAAACGGGCGTATTTGATGTAAAATTTTTTCAATCGCCTAAAAACTCATTTATTTTCCTCTACTTTCCTTTTGTATAAAAAAATAGTGGCTAATGATTCAATTATATCATTAGCCATTATTAATTAAATACTTTCTAATTTATTAAATATTTTATTTGTTATATAGATAATCTCATCTCCATAAGTAGAAATTAAATCTGCAATTAATTCCTATTGCTCAAGAGAAAGATTAACATTATAAGAAAACATTGCGGCATGGGTTATCTAATGACATAGCACCTTCCGCAATAAATTTCCCTACAAAGTATTATTTATATAAATTGTTCGAGTAAGATTATCACACGCTCCTATTGAAAAATCTCCATTTAATCTTTGTAATAAAGGAAAGTCTGGAGGAACAAAGGAAAGTTTCCAATAAACATTATTAATTAAAAACATATTATTTAATTTATTTTATTAGCTAATGTCGTCATTTTTTGACGTAATGTAGCTCTCTCTTCTGCGGAAGCGTCTTTAATCATTTCTGTAATATCAGTAGAAAGTTCTTGAAGATATGCTTCTAATTCACGTAACTGAGAATTAGTGTCTTTATGCATCTCTTTTCCTTCCATATACATTTTTCTTCTCATTGGAGATCTACCCTATCTAGGATCTCTCATCATATCTGTATAATATGAGGTTCCTCCTCCAGAACTATTTGATCCACCCGAACTGTTATTTCCGCCATTTCCTCCGCCAGAGTAATACATATATCCATTATTTCGTTCCATATCTCTATATGTATCAGGATACATTCTTGCGTTATAATACATAGGAGGAGTTGTATAATAAGTAATATTATTAACAGGAGAAGCCTTTTCTTCTTCTGATTTTTCCATAGAGTCTGTAATAGTGCAATAATAAATAGCCTATGCTAGGTCTTTTATCATATCAATAGCTTCACCTAACTCATGGGCGTCCGCCTTAGATATATCTCCTAACTGACCTTGAACACAACCCTATAATTGTTTTTTCATTGTTTTTAATGCTTCAGTACTCATTTTATTCTCCTTATGCTGTTCTTATAATCTATATAGAAGCCCCACGTCTAATCTGTATTGAAGGAGTAGGAGTTACCGCCGGGTCATCCTAAGTTCCATCAACATAAGCCCCTGATACAGTTAAGCAACAGCCGCAAGGAACTGTTACAGAAGCAGTTGTGTTAATATGCCAATAATCTCCTACTGCGGCAGGTGTAACAATTGCTACGCTTTCTGGTATAACTACTCCATTCAAAGTAATTCCAAGAGCAATAGGAGTAATAGCACCTCCTTCAGGAATTTGAACATTTCCTTGTAGAGTAACTTCATATCTTGCAAAACGATTAGGAGTATTGCCATTTAAGTTAAGAATTCCAGGAGCAATAGGAATAACATTACCTTTATTGCAAGGAATAGAAACGCTATTAAAAGGGATAGTCCCATTTAATGTCAGTAATGCGTCTGCTGTTGTTATATAACGAGACATAGACAATCCTCCTTTAATTAATTATAAAAACCATTTCCTGCACATCCATAGTTGGTTCCGCAATTGCATCCTACTGGATTAGGAACGACATAAGCGGGAATAGGAGCAGGATTTAACGCACGAAGTAAAGCAGTAGTCTGCGCAGCGTTATCGTTTAAGATTTGTCCTGTTTGAGCATTTTGTGAAGCTGCTAAGTTAGCAAGATAACTTTGCATTTGAAGCTGTTGATTTTGTGCTTTTAATGCTTCAATCTCTTGCTGGCACATCTTGTCAAGAATAGCTTGAGTATTAGCTGTATTTGAAGCAATAACATCTCTTAAAGCATCTGAAATAGAAGAGCGATCTGCGCAAGCCTAGGTAGCAACGGTATATTTTAAATCAGCAAGTCCCGCACGATTTTCACAACAGCAATTCTGTTGATTCATAGCTATTGTATTTAATTGTGTAGAAAGATTTGCTTGATTGTTATTTAATGTTTGAAGAATATTGGCTTGAGAATTACAACGAGATACCTCTGCGTTTGAAAAACCTGTATTTACTGCGGAAGTTATGCCGTTTAATCCATTAATAAGAGCGCTTTGATCAAAACCACGTTGAACATCTGATAAGATAACGGGCTGCCCGCCATTATTATTTCCGCTAAAGCCATTATTATTCCATCCACATGCTAACATTAAAATAAATAAGAAGAATATCCAGGCTCCATCTCCATTAAAACCGAACCCGTTATTTCCATTATTACCTGTAGCTGCCGCAATATCTGATAATGAATAACCATTTGTATTATTAAACATTATTTCCCTCTTTCTTTTTATTGATTCAAATAATTTTTGAATTTTTGAAATTCTGTATCAAAATCTAATCCTCTTTGTTGAGCAAGATTTCTTGCAATCATTTCTAATGCAGATACATTACCTGTTTGGGCTAAATTCATCGCATTTTGAAGAATAGGATTATTATTTGAATTTTGTCCAAGAATACTCATCATTAGTTGTTGAGGGTTTTGACCACTTTTTAACATTTGGATTAATTGAATAGGATTCACATTCATAATATCACACCTTCTAAAAAATTAAAAATTTGCTACTGCCTTATTTTCTTTATTATTCTACACGGATTCATTTTTCTGCGCTGAAGCAGATTGAATTGCCGCCATTAAATTTTGTATAACGTTATTAAACTCATCTTTTGTCACATATTCTGAAGAGCTATAAGGATTTTCGTCAGCAGTCAGAGCATAAGTTTTAAATGTTGCAGTGCCATCGTTATTTATTTGTTTTGTATAAATTTTTTGATTTCCTACATCAGTAAAAACCCATAAAGAACCGTCTAAGTCTATTTGGGCGGCTCTTGCCTATTCTTTAGACGCGACTGGTCTGCATTTAAGATATTGATTTTGATAGTTTTGAGTTACACTTCGTCCCATATAATTATCATAAGGACTATTCGTTATTAAATTGTTGTAATAAGGATACTGAATAGGATTTTGTTGTCCCATCGGCATCTGTTGGTTATAATTGGCCATATCTTATTTCTCTCCTTTTATCTCTAACAATATGCGCATATGAAAAGGTTTTGCCCTTTCCACATATATATAATTTTTTAATAAAATAAATTATATAAACTTGTTGCTTAAAAGCAAAAATTTTTACTTATTTTTAAGCAACAAGTTTATTTCATCAATCTTTTTCCAAGCTGCTGTAATAGATTGCTCCATTCTTATCATTTTATCGTGGTCTTCTTTTTGGTCTGTTTTTAAAATTGAAATTTCTGCTTTTATATTATTCATATTTTCAAGAATATTTTCAAGTTTAATAATAATCGTTGTTAATTCAGTAGTATTTTGTTTTATATTACTTTTTAAAAGAATATAGAATGATAATAATAGGCTTAAACCTGGAATAATATATGACAAATATTGTATTTTCATTTAATTAATTTGTCTCCCACATGCCGAAACAATAAATATCTGTTGCCGCGCTACTACAATCATGTTGAACTGACCATTGACTTGTATCATTATAAACACCATAAAGATCCCGATTACTCCTTTGTCCTTTTTTTCATGGGCCTAAATGAGGATAAACTCCTTCCACTTCGGGTTCGTTACGTCTACCCAATATTCGCCGGACCATCCTTCGTATTTTGCAATCGCAGATTCTCGACCGACTTGTAGCCGGAGCGCCCCCTTTTTTCGAGCGCCCCGACATTGATGTAGTCGTAGACAAAAACTCCACGGTTGACGGCGGCCTGGATGACGGATCTCGGGATTCCTTCCGAGTCGATGACAGCAAGGTCGGATTTTTGGAGGCGTTGAGGGTCTGATGGACGTGGGAGGTTTCAAAACAGTATCTTAATGCCATTATTCTTCTCCAAAAATCAAAAAACTAGATTAAAGTGTGCTTTAAGCAATTAATAGTTGCACATCATTTCTGGTAAATCAGCCAGGAAACGATAATAAAGAATTTTTGCGCCGATATTTGTAGGATGCACGTTGTCGCCATCAAGCGCACCCGGCACCCAGTTACCTTCTGAGTCAATCCTCACTGCTAAATCGGCCTCGATGTACCGATAGCCGCTTTCTCTGACGATAGCGTTCTTGAACCGATTGTTCATAGTAGGCGTTGTCGGAATAGTATATAAAATCAGTTCAAATCCGTACTTTTTCTGCAATTCAACAAGTTTGTCATAACAATCTTTCCATGATGCATTTACAGCCGTTTCAGTGTCGGGATTGTTCATTCCAAGGCACCATACAATCTGCTTAGGCACTGTAATATTAATCAGGCTTGTAAGTGCTTTATATGCCGCATCACTAGCTTCACCAGCATATCCGTTAAGCATAACGCACTTCAAGTGATTGTCCTGCACAGCATAATCTGTCCAGCGGGAATCATACCATGAGAAGTAGCTGTCCCCAAACATCCAGATAGGCGCGTTTACGTTTTTGGACACCCATGCAAAAGTACATTCCGTCAGCGTGGAACCGATTGATAATACTTTTGGCGTTCCATCATCCATTACGGCACGGATAGGTGTCGTGTAATTGAATACAACACCATCACTTTCTAACCGGATTAAGGACGTATAAGTAGATGTTTCATTTTCAACTATTAACGTAACATTCTTACCAATGGTCAGTCCATGTGGAATAGTCGTTGTTCCCTGATCATTTACTACCGTTATATTGGTAGCATCAACGGTAATTTGCACGCCTTTCACAAGCTTAAACGATGCAAGTGTAGTAATATTAGCATTAAAGATATAAACGTTATAGTTCTTTACGTTATGATAGGGCAATACTAAATATTCTGCATCAGCAAGACTTCCGGAAGACATCATATAGCCCATTGGTATCTTCTTCAAATACGTTGTTGTTTTAGTTGCTACTGAACTTATTAAAATCGTAGTTACGGCATCATTAACTCGGGTAGTAATGATTATTCCGTCAATACCAGCAGGCACAATATAAGTTCTTTCATCGGCCGCAGAACCGCTATCGGCTCGCACTTCATTCCCAACGTATGCACAAACCCAACGCATTGATTTATGTTCATTATCCGCACCAATCACTTGTATTACATCCCCTTC